ATCTACCCGACCATGTAACACTGCTTTCTTTTCTACTAACAAGCCGACAGCTTTCATGCGTAACTCTTCAGCTTTAATTGCAGGGCCCCAACTTCCATCTAACACAGCTGCGTCCCGAATTGATTTAAGATCCCGAAGTGATCTATCTAATGTTACTTGGTTTCTATGTTGTGCCTCATATCTTAATTCATCTATCCCGATCATGATGTTTTTATTTTTCATATTCCTGTGAGCTTGAACACCTGGATTACTGTAACCTGCTTTTCTTGCAGCTTCAGTTTGTGACATGTCATGATACACTATGTTCTCAATAAATTTTTGTTGCTGTTGTGTTAAACTTACAGACATCCCCGATTGATTTTCTTCAACATCTTCCGTTTCAATTATTTCTATTTTTTCTTCCACTTTGTTCAATCTCCTGCGGTAAGGTTTAGTAGGTGGTGGGGCGTTAGCCCACCCCTACCTATATATATTATATAGGCAAGCTGGACAAGCTGAACATTTCCTTATATTTCAATAACTTAATGTACTAGCTCACCTAAAATAACCTAATTGAGCTACCTGGACAAGCACTTTTTATTATCTATATAAAACAATAACTTACAAGCACCCCTGCTAGCTCACTGCTCAACTAGCTCAATGAGCAAGTGGTCAAGTGGTCAAGCACTTTCATAGTAAAATAAAATACTTTACATAAGATATTATACCATGTTATACATTGATTCGTAAAGAGGAGATAAACAATGCCAGAGTATAATATACGATTAAACATACGAACTAGTACGCAAAAAATTGTTGAAGCCGATTCATTAGAGTTAGCTAAAGACAAAATGTGGATGGATTTAATTAACATGGACTCGAAACAAGGTCATTACATATTAATAAATGGTTCTAAACATTATGAGTTAATAGAAGAGGTTGCTAATGACAAAAATTGATTTAGATTCAAAAATATGGAAAAAAAATTATAACTTAATGGAGATGAAAATGGCAAAAAGAATGATGCCCGGTAAAACAAGAACTAGCAAAGGTAAGAAAGTATCCCACAGGCCCGTTAGAGCACAAAATGTATACTTCGATGAAGATACAAGAACGTGGTATAAAAAACCTGAAGTAAAACAAGGAGAGGCATAGTGCCTAAAACATACATCCATGTAAATATGCACAAAATTAGAGCTAATAAAAAACATGGAACAAACGAACCTGTGCTCACTGTAAAGCAAGGTAGAAAAAATACTTACGGTCATAGCGTTGAGATATTAGGACCAAGTAAGGTTATTTATGGCGGCAATGACAAACCTTTACTTCCTTGTGGAGCAAGGGTAGTTATTGAAACCGAAGCAGAAACAATAATAAGAGGAGACGAATAATGGTTAGAGTATTAGATTTAGAACCAGATCCAAATGACAAAGTATTTGCCGTACTTGTTACATTTGAAAAAGAAGATGGCACTCAGTATAAAAAAATATATGGCCCATTTTTTGACGACGGTACGTCAGATAATTTTGTAAAAGAAGAAGTTGAATGGCATCCTAAGTTCGGAAGAGAGATAATAAAGCATGAGATATTATTAGTCCATCCAACCTACGAAGTAAAAACACCTATTCAAACAGAGGGAAAATGATATAATGTTATCCATGAGTGATAAATATAAAGAAGAATGGGAAATAATTACCTATCCTGGAACAGAGGAAGAAGCTATTGAGGCTTTTGCTGAGTCATTAGGTAATTTAACCAGTCATGTGCAACAAGAACTAAGAAGAGGTATTTTTGACGAAGAAAAAGTAAATACATTAGTTAAGTTGCTTTCGGTTGTCATACGAGAGTATGATTTTATTACACATAAAAATAAAACAATACACTAATGTATCCTACATACAAAAAATTTTACTACAAACCATTACCAAAATTTATTGAAGTAAAAAAAAGTTCTATAGAAGGTTCAGGTCTTTTTGCATCTGAAGATATAGATGAAAATGTTGACATAGGAATGTCTCATGTAAAAGTTCCTATAATACAAGGATACATTAGAACACCTATAGGAGGTTTTTTAAATCACTCTGATGATTATAATTGTGAACTATCTTTAGAGTTAGATTGGGATGACTACAGAACCTATAATGTGTATACAATAAAAAAAATAAAAAAAGGGCAAGAACTTACATTAAATTATTATAGAGATGATTTAAATTACGGTGATTAAATTTTAGAGGAGAGAAAATGGTTACCATCAACATAACACTTCAAGGGGTTTCACCTCTTATGTGTAATCGATTTACTGATGAGGCAGCACGAGCAGCAACATCTGGAGTTAGCTCAAACAATCAAGGAGAACCATTAACAGAACACGAACAGTGTGAAAAAAAATTATACATGCACAAAAAGAAACCATGTATACCTCAACCAAATCTTACATCTTCAATAATGGAAGGTGGTCGCTTTCATAAAATAAAAAATAGATCCGTTACCACGCAACAGAAGTCTATGATACCAGCTTGCGTAAATATTATTGAAAGCATGATACCAATAAAAAGTAAAAAGGGATGGTCTGTTGATAGTCGTCCCGTTCGTATACCATCAACGGGAGGTCGCATACTTGCATTTAGACCTATATTTTTTGATTGGGAATTAGATTTTACGTTAGAGCTAGATACAGACATTATATCATTATTGTTACTTAGACAGATTGTTGACGACGCAGGAAAAAGAGTTGGATTGGGAGATTATAGACCGGATAAGAAAGGTCCGTTCGGAAAATATGTGGTAACAAAATGGCAAGTAAAAAGAAAAAAGGGTTCGTAGAACCAAAAATAATAGAGATTAAACAACGCAGACTAGACAACAAATTTAGTGTCTGGGCAAAGTTAAGACTACAAGACTATGAAGATTGGAGTTGGTACTCTGGCCGTTGGGTTTGTGTTGGTGTTGCAAAAACAAAATCTTTAGCTCGTAAGAAGGCTCAAGAGTTTGATTGGGACACAATGAAATTAAGTAGTTAAATACTTAATCATGGCTGGGCTATGCGGTCCCCGGCAATGCACGGCATTCCCACGCATTGCGTACCACAGTACAGCACGGCTTTGCTTGGCAAGGAGATTAAAATGAAAGAAGAACCTAGAATATTTGTTTCTGTTAACATGGACTACATGTTGATTACGATCGACGGCACTCCATACAGAAAAGAGTTAACAGACGATTTTCTAATTTTTATTAACCAACAAGTAGCAGAAGTAATGAGGGAGAGAAATCGTGTTAATGCTAAGAATAATATTTAATTTATTTGTTCTATTTGTATTTGTATCTTTGTTGTCTTTGTTAGTTGGCTGCACAACAACAGAAGATGTAGGTTGTGTTCCAATGCACATAGGCACAGGATATGATGACGAAGGAATGTTAATGACAATAAGAGTAGAAGAACCGGGTTGTCCTCGGATTGATACATATGAAGACTATTAAAGGAGAAAATAAAATGGCTAAGAAATGGACAGATGAGCGTGTTCAAAAATTAAAACAACTAAGACTAGAAGGAAAAACAGCATACGAAATAGCATCTATATTTGGAGATGTAAGTAGGAATGCTGTCATAGGAAAGATAAACAGACTTGGACTGTCGTCACCAGGAAACAAAGGATCCTCAAGACCTATAACCATGCCTACATATTCTTTTAATAAAAAATAATCAATATCTATTGACGAAGTGTTACAAACATACTACATATGGGATTGCTCCCACGATTATGCATCCCAATATAATTGTGGTTCCTTCGTTAGGGAGCCGGTACATCCTTCTTATCATCTAACATTATAACCGGCTCCCATTTTTTTACTTGATTATCCCACAAAAATGTATATATATAGAATTCAATTATATTATTATGAGGAGAATTAAATGCCAGATATACAGAAATATAAAAGTATAGCTCTTAACCATGCATCATACGAAAAGCTTGCAGCAATAGCTGATACTAACAACAGAGCCAAGGGCCGTGAGTTAGCAGGTATGATTGATAAAAGATACAAAGAGGTTATTGAGCAGCAAAAACACGATCAATGATCGACGATAAACAAGCTAATGAGTTAGCTTGGACTTCTAGAATACACTACGACAAAATGATTGATAGGGGTTTTACACCTAGTCAAGTTGCAATTACAACTATTATGATTTCAATCAGTCAATACATTCTTACAAAAGGACCTGGGGCAGGCATTGCTATTATGACAGCTTGCCTCAATGCAATAATGTCTGGAGAAGATATTAACATAACCAAGATACAAGGTTACCAAGAAGAAGATAATGACTTAGATATAAATTTTGAGTTAGATGGTGATTGGTTAGATGGTGATGAAGAAGAAGATCCAACAGACAATATTATTCATGTAGACTTTACAGATAAAGACTAATCCTCAATTACATAAGGGACCTCTGAATTAGCTAGACCACGACGACGACTAAAGAAAAGTAAGTTTTGTTTTTCTTCTGTTAGTTCGTTGGTAAAGATAATTAATGCGTTAAATACTATCGTGACGTAAAGTAGTCGCCACTCTTGTTGGTTTTTGTTTCGCATGATGATTTGTGAGAATCATCAAAGTTAACGAGCACCCCTCGGTGTTTTAAGGACTTACTCGTCGGGTAAGCTATTCCTTTACTCTCGAAAACTTTGGCAAGTTTTTTAATAGTCGAATACTTGACATCGGCTCCATTCTCAGCCCTCGATATAGTCGAAGGCGAAACTCCAGAAAGAGCACATAACTCTCGTGTCGATAACCTTAAAATATTTCGTGAAAATTTTAGTTGACGTGCGGTTATCATGTGTAGTATAAACTCCCATATGTTGTTTCACAAACGGGACAACTTTAGCGATTAGAATAGAAAAAGTAAATAGAAAAAATATAGCGAGGATAATATGAAGATAAAAACTATAGCGGAAAAGGTCGTGAGTAAATGGCATGATAAAGAAGTTGATGACATTGCAAACGACGTTAAAGAACTAAAAGAGTTACATGAAGATCTAACTCTTTTAAAAGGTGTTGCTGATTCCCTCCGAACATTAGAGAAGAAAGTATGCGAGCGAAGATATTCGCAGCGTGTTGAATCTCGATTGCGTGGAGAAAACAAAGACACCGGTACTGTAACTTTTGATGAGGAAGAATTTTCAGTGAAAGCTACAATACGAAAGGCAGTAACGTGGGACACTAATACATTGTGGGAAGCACTGAACAAAGTAGAAGAAGACTTTGGTTCAGAAGTCGCAAAAAACATTTCTGACATTACTGTCAAAGTCTCAGAGAATAAGTACAAGGATGCAGATCCTCGTATACAGCTTATTCTTGAGGAATCTCGAACAGTTGAGGCTAAAGGGCCTGATTATTATATCAGTGTCGAGGATAAGCTTCATGACTAAAGAAGAAATAGATATTATTTTGGAAGCGTTAGGGGAGTCTGCTTTTGCGGGACTGTTTAAATTTGTCTCGGACCATGACATGAAGAAAATTATTGAAGTGGCCCATGTATTTGACAAAGATAAATTTAATCCTGGTATTGAGCTCCCCACTGTTCGTATTACTATCGAGCCCGTGCAAGATGGTAAATTTAGTAAAGAATATGAAGAATATAGAAGAAAACAACTTAATTAGAAGGAGTAAACATGAAAATAATTAAAGCGTCGGAACGACTACAAGAAACTAAAGGAGCTAAGATTGTCATAGCAGGCGAAAGCGGTGTTGGTAAAACTAGTCTTTTATTTACACTACCTGCTGAAGAGACATTATTTATGGACCTAGAAGCTGGTGACATTGCACTTGGTGAGTGGGGTGGAGATACTATACGACCAGAGACATGGCAAGAAGCACGAAACTTTGCCTGTTACTTTGGTGGCCCTAACGCAAGTTTAAGTGATGACATGCCATATTCACAGGCTCATTATGATGCACTTGTTAAGGATTGGGGAGACCCCGCAGCACTACACGAGAAGTATAAGACACTATTTGTTGATTCAATAACAGTAGCAGGTCGATTAAGTTTTCGTTGGTGTAAACAACAAGACGAAGTGTTAACAGAGAAGACTAAAAAAATTAACATGCTTGCAGTGTATGGATTACACGGCAGAGAGATGCTTGATTGGTTAACACAACTACAACATGTCAGAGATAAGAATGTTGTATTAGTCGGTATTCTTGATGAGAATACTGATGACTTTAATCAGAAGATATACAAACTTCAGATTGAAGGATCTAAAGTTGGTAATGAATTACCAGGTATCGTTGACGAAGTTGTCACTATGAGAATTAATCGTGATGACACAGGCAACTCATGGCGTGAATTTATATGTCATACAGACAACCCTGATGGATTTCCAGCTAAGGATAGAAGCGGTAAATTAAACTCTGTTGAGGAACCGCACTTAGGTAAGTTATTAGCAAAATTAGTAGCACCTAAGACAAAGACTACAGCAGAAACTTTAAATCACAACATACCAAACATAGAAGTACTAACTAAAAAGGAGGCAGTATAATGTTAAATTTTAATGAAGCAGACGAACAATTTTCAGGATCACAACAATCAGATTTTTCACCTATTCCAGAAGGAACTATTGTTGATGTATTATTAACAATAAGACCAGGTGGTGCGGGTGACGGTGGGTTGCTAAAACAATCACAGCGTTCTGATGCACAATATTTAGATTGCGAATTTACCGTAACTAATGGTGAGTTTGAAAGACGTAAGTTCTGGACAAACTTAACAGTTATGGGCGGTAGTCTTGATGACAATGGTAAAAGTAAAGCAGGAAATATTTCTATGAGAACTATTCGTGCAATGCTTGAATCTTGTTATAATATTGAGCCAAGAGATATGAGCGATGCAGCTAAGGCTGTAAGAGTTCTATCATCTTATGGTGATTTAAATAACCTAGTATTTAAAACATCGGTTGGTATTGAAGAGTATAACGATAAGAAGAACAATAAGCTTGATAGAATTATTGTTCCGGGTATGCCTGAATACACACAACCAAAGGGTCCAGATGGTTTAGTAAGACAACCTAAACCCTCAACAGAATCTGTGCAAACTACAGTAGATGCTACCCCAATTGCAGCTCAAGGCACAGTAGCAGAAGCTCCTTCACAGGCTCCTGCGAATAGCTCAGGCAAACCATCCTGGGCATAAGACAGTAGGTAATTATCATTTAACCTATTCCTATAGGCTTGTGGGAGAGCCTATTGTCAAAAATCTCCCACATTAACTAGGAGTGTTCTTTATGTATTGCTGGAAACCTTTAACTAAAGAACAATCAAACATTGTGAAAATTGCAGGAAGGAGAAGAATTTGTGGATTATGTAATCATGTCGGGGCCAATCCTTTTATTTATAGCTATAATCCGATTGGTGGAGATAACATTTTAAATTATTTTGGGTGCATGCAAGCACTTGCTTTTATTAACAAACATACAGATAAGGGAATTAATATGTATACAGGAACAGAACCAGAGAACAAAGCTGTACAAGACACCATAAAAGATGTCGTACCAAATTTTGAGGCTATAGGTTGGGAAACTAAAATAGCTGAAATATCACCAGACCAAATATTTAATTTAGTAACAACATTGTTAGTTGCTTACAGAAATAGATTACACGAAAGAATACAAGAGGATGTTAGAGAGTCGAGTTCGGTAAATTATAAGGCTCAAAATTTTAAAGAATCTTCAGAAGAAAAACCAGATAAAAATAAAAAATATGATACACCCTTTGACGACGAGATTCCTTTTTAAATGATAGATCTCAATCCACCTATAAACAACGGAGATGTTAGTGATTTGGTAATGCCATTCATTGACAATGCTCTGGTTCTTGAAAACCAAAAAGAACCAAAAAGAACTTATCTTGGAGCTTCATCTCTTGGAGAACCATGTAAAAGAAAATTACAGTATCGTTACATGCAAACTCCTCCAGACGAAGGTAAAGATTTTGATGGTAGAACATTAAGGATATTTCAAGTTGGTCATAACTTTGAGGATCTAGCTATTGCATGGCTAGTAAAAGCAAAATTTAATTTACTTACACAAGATAAACAAGGTCGTCAGTTTGGTTTTGATACTGCTGAAGGAGAAATAAAAGGCCATGTCGATGGTATTATAACAGATGGACCTGTTGATTGGTCCTACCCATTTTTGTGGGAGTGTAAATCAGCTAACGATAAAAAATGGAACGAGTTTAAAAGAAAGGGTACAAAAGAAACGAATCAAGTTTATTACGCACAGGTAGTTTTATATCAAGCTTATATGGGTTTAATGGATAATCCTGCCTTGTTTACTGTTGTAAATAAAAACACGCAAGAGATATATTTTGAAAAAATACCTTTTGATGCTAAGGTTGCACAAAGGGTGTCAGATGCGGCGGTTAATATTTTAAAAGCAACAAGCAGTGACGAAATGATGCCTAGAGTAGCAGCGAAGGCAGATAGTTTTTTATGTAGGTTTTGTGAATTTAAGAGTAGATGTTGGGAAATAAAAAATGATAAAGAGCAATCATCTGGACTTCAACCAAGTTGGAAATGATATTCCATCACAGTTTGATGTTACAGATTTTAAAATTAGAGCGAAGGGATCATTAAAAAGCATATTCAGTTATATGTTTCCAAATGGTCGTATACGAGGAAATGAATTTGTTATCGGTGATTTACAGGGTTCGCCAGGAGATTCATGCTCATTTAACTTAGATAAAGATGGTTTAGGAAGTGAGTTTAACGGTGGTAATTCATTCAGTGATTTTATTGATGTATGGTCATATTCACAAAACACTTCGTTTCAAGACTCAGTAAAAGAAATATCAGAAAGATTTGGCATACCTCTACAGCATACATATGTTGAGCCTGCTCAACCAACATACAAACAAGAACCTAAACAAGAAAAAGTTATAGAACACAAGTACTTAGATAAAGATAACAGTTTGTTGTGTACTGTTCTTCGTATTGAAATGGATAACGGAGAAAAAACTTTTAGACCTAGACTAGCAAGTGGTGAATACAAAATGCCTGTTATTAGACCCTTGTATAATATTCCTAATATATGCAATGCAAGTACCATTGTATTTGTTGAAGGAGAAAAATGTGTAGATGCTCTAGCAACTAAAAATATACCGGCAGCAAGTGCTATGGGAGGATCCAATACTAATCTTGATAAAACGGATTGGAGCGTCTTAGAAGGCAAGAATTTAATTATATGGCCAGACAATGATGATGCAGGAAAAAAGTTCGCTAACAAGCTCTCTCATCATTTAAACAATATATGTGCATCAGTTAAGGTCGTAGATGTTCCTGACTACAAACCAAAAGGTTGGGACGTTGCTGATGCAATAGAAGAAAATTTTGACATTGATGAAGTATTAAACACACAAGGTACAGCACCTATTAATTTGTTAAATAACTCTTTATCTGTTAAAAATTTAGTTCAAGGCAAAGCCCCAGCTTATGAATATTTGTTGGAGTCAACTTTACCTAAAGGAGTTGCAGGAATTTTAGCTGCATCTGGTGACACAGGTAAAGGTATATTGACTCTCGACTTGGGCATGAAAATAGCATACGGCAAAGTAGGAATAGATACTGCTTTCGATGCTACATTACTTGATAACGGCAATGTCGTTATCTTAACAGCAGAGGACGAAAAAGATGAAATACATAGACGTATTGAAAAGTTGGATACTGAAGGGCATAGATTTAGGGAAACAGGGTGTGACTTACATATTATCCCGTTCCCAGACCATGGTGGCGTTGTACCTATCGTTGCAATCCAAAATGGTCGCCCTGTTATCACGGATGAGTGGAAACAGATTGAGCGACAGATTATGCAAATGGATAATTTGGCTCTCGTTGTTATTGATCCTCTTGCTAGTTTTATTCTAGCAGACATCAATGCAGACCCATCTCATGGTGCATTTGTAACAGGATACTTTGCAAGCTTAGCAACAAGAACAAATGCTACGTTTCTCATGGTACATCACATGACTAAGATAGACATGAAGTATCCTGTTCGCACCCCAGAACATGCTCGTAACTTAATTAGAGGTACATCAGCTCTTGTAGACGGAAGTAGATTTGCCATGGCACTATGGCCTGCTCCTGAGTCAGAGGCTAAAACAGTATGTTTAAAAGTAGAAGAAACATTTAAAAGAAACAAAGTTATATACGGAGCCGTTGTTAAATCAAATGGTCCTGTTAACCGAGAGGTTAGAATATTTGTTCGTAACGACGAGTCGGGATTACTAGAAGGTACATCACAAGATATATCTGTTGTAGACGAACAAGATAAAGTTATAAGGCTTAGAAGTCTTGTTCAAATAATTAAGTTATCAGCTCAAAAAGGCAATCCTTTTACTGTTACAGGCGAAGATGGTTTTGTAGCTCGTGAAGGCGAAATGCCTCCTGAGTTAAAAGGTGTATCTCAAAGTACATTCAGAAGATATGTATCAGAACTTATTGACGACAGAAAAATAGTCCGTGCAAGACTTAAAGAAAATACAGGTCAAGCTAAGTATTTAGATGTGCCTGAAGGACCATTTGCTAATGGATATGGGGAATTGAGAGCAGGTAAAGTTACCTAGCTAAAGGGTTATCATTATCACCAAGCTTATCAATCCTGTCCTCTGTTCTATCTAATCTTTTTTCTAAGTTGTCGACTTTTGTTGTTAGCTCAGCGATAGACTCTTGCAAGGGGGCAATGTTTACAGTCTTAATTTTCTTTTTCTCAATGTTGTCAAGACGTAAATTAAACTGTCCCCAGGTGTAAAAACCGCCACCTATGGCTGTGATTACCCCTACTATGGTAATGTACTGTTGAAGTTTTCCAAGTATATTTTTCATTTTATTTTCCTCATTGCTATTGACATTATTTCTTTCCTATATAGAGACCGAACCAAGCTGCACCCGCACCTACAATAACCGATACAAATGCTGATTGAGAGTTAGTAGGATCTGGCAATGTCATAAACCAGTCGCAAGTCTTGTAAAACATAACACCATACAATGTTATCAATATGCGTGGAAAGACTCTCCACTTGTCAAAACCTTCTGGGTTGTTATACCAAGAAACTCTTTCTACTTCGACTACCTTTACTTCTTCGGTCATCTAAAAAACTCCATATTTTGTGTGCCTATTATATTAGATTGTTGATCTAAGTTTGTGTTAACTAGGCCATTATAGTTATTTATATTATCATCTAAACTTACATTTGCATATATAGTTCTAGGTTCGTACCAATTAGCTCCGTCAGGTATGTTCATACTTTGGTATGTATTAAAACCAGGCGAGTAACCCATATAAGCAAGCAAGTTAGCTTGTCCTTGCACACTGTACTCCCCAGACTCGCTTTGACTTCTTTGGTTCTCTTCTTGTTGAGCTTGCATATTTTGACTTACTATATCCTCCGCAAGTTGATCAGCCTCTGAAGAAGTCATTACAGATGATGTAACACTTTGTATTTGGTTCTCCATAGTAGTTACTTGCACCTCAGCCATCGTTACAGAAGGTGTATTATCCATAGAAGGCATAGGAAGTATCTCAATAGATTGCAGCACATTATTAGTTTCTACTTGTGCACTAGCAATTTGATTAGAAACAGTAGGTGAACTAACATTCCCTACGTTTACATTAGAGGCATCAACAGTCGAGTTAGAACTTTGCGAATTAGAACCATTATAAGATGAAGAATAACTATTAGATACAATAGATGACACAACGTCATTTATTCTAGCGTTAACTGTTCTAACATTACGTCT